TATTTTTATTCTCCTAAAAAAATACTGGGCAGTTTAATTACCACCCAGTATAAATTAATTATTACTGGTCTGCAAATGCAGGGGCAGTTAATGATGTTACATTACCAAATACTTGATAGTTTGTACCATCTAAACCTAAGAAAGTAACTTCAAAAGCTCCAGGTACATTTAACTGTAAACTACTATTTGAACTTCCATTTGGATATACAACAACATTATCAGCATTAGTATCTAAATGTGTAATATTACCTTTGTAAAAATTAGAGTTTCCTGGTGTTATAAATATTGCATCAGTTGCATCAGCAGCACCACCACCATAAACAAATTTATAAGCTACACCTGCTTCTGGTGCAGGAAGTGTATAAGTATTATCTTGCCCACCATCTGGAACAATATTTACTCTACCACCATGAGTTGTATTTACAATAGTAATATCACCATCTGCTAATACTACAGGTGTAACAACTTCACCTTTATTACCAAACGTAATATTTTCTGTTATTGCTCCTGTACTTGAATCTTTAGTAACACCAATAAAGCCATTCTCAGCTCTGACTGGTCCATTAAAAGTTGTATTCGCCATAATTTTTCTCCTTTATAAAATTATATCTATCGTCTTGGCTTGTCTGCTAGGGCAGTCGATAGACAATTAAAATCCCTAGTTGTTCTTTGCATCTTGAAGTACAGCTTTAGACATTACATCTAATAGTTTCATACTTCTTTGTGTTTCATCTAATGTTTCCATTTGAGCTACTTTTTCTAAAGCTTGTGTTCTTATTTTTTCTAAATCAAGTTGAGTTTTTTGCTCTGCTATTTCTGACTTAGCAATTAAATCTAGTAACTTCATTGTTTCTTTACTTTGTCTATCAAGGTCACCTTTTTCTTTTTTCATCATAGCTGTTTGACCTGCAACTCCTGCATCTTTCATTAACTTAGCTTCTTCTAGTTGTAGCTTCTGAGCATCTAATGTAGACTCAACATTTAGTTTAGCTTCTTCCATTTTTAATTCTTTTTCTTTTAATCCTACTTCAGCTTGTTTTAATGCAACTAATTGTTGTTCAGGTGATTGAGCTTGACCTAAAGCTTGATTAGCATTTAATACTTGTTTAGCAGCTTCTGCCATAGCCATCTCTGCTATATTAGGTTGCTGTGCTTGTTCTGGTGGTAACTGTTCTAATCCCATTCTAGTAATACCATTAACTTGTTCTTGATATTTCATAACTGAATGTTCTTGTATATTAGCTTCTAATATTGGTTTTATTCTAGCCATGATAGGATTAGCACCATTCTCTGGGTCTTGTAAATAAGACATCTTTGTTTGTATGTGAGCATCATGGTTCTGACCTTCAAATGCTTTTATTGGAATACCTTTTGTTGCTGCCATAATATCTGATACTGGGTCCATCTGTTGTGGTTCTTGTTTAGGTGGAAGTATCTCTTCTATATTAGGTAAGTTAGCAGCAGTTAATATTGTTCTATTTAATGCTTCTATATTAAACATACCAGGAGGTGATTGCTGTGCCATTTGGAGAGCCATTTGGCTAATCATCATTCTATGTGCATTAGAAGGAATGTTAGGGTCGCTGACAGGGATTACATCAACCCTTCCATCAAAGTCCTGTTTAAATACACTTTGTTCAGCATAAGGAACTTCATATGGATACTCCATAGGTAAATACTCATAATCTATACGTGCAAGAATTTTAAACTCTTCCCTTTGGGATTTGTGTAATCTCTTGTGTATAGCTGAAAAGAATTTACTTGAAGCTTCCAATAAAGCCATAGTAGTACCAACAGGTCCATAAGATGATGCATCAGAAACAATTTGTTCTGTGCTATCAGCAAATTTCTGACCTGTTGCTGTTATGAAACTTAACATCTGAAATAGAGTAGAGGAAGGCTCTTTATAGGGGAGAGGGATAATTGCCTTGTTCAAATCTACTCCAGTTGCTTCTATCTCTTTAAATTCACCAGGACTTATTGGTTCATTATCGCCAACAAGTCGTACACCTTTTGCTTTGAATCCTCCTGGTAAGTTTGCAAATTGACCTGCGTCTACTAGACTTCTCATAGCTGCTGTTGCAGTCATAGTAAGATTGCCTAAGAAGTGCATCAAGCCAAACCCATAAAATCCAAATCCAGGAACAAATCTGTAGTGGACAAAATGGGAAATCTTTTGTTGTTGTTTATCATCTTTCTTATAGTTTCTTCTAATACTTAAAACTGTTTGGGATTGCTCTTCCACAGTAACAATGTAGGGAAGAGCATAGTCTTTCTCTATCTCAAGATAACAATGTTGTTCTAGTAATGTATATTGTGGGTCACTACTTTCTGTTGGGGACAATCCTAATATTGTATCCATCTTTTCTGATAAAGATGTTGGATTAGGATTAGTAGCATCAGGTAATTCTATATCATCATAAATACCTGTACGCATATCTCTAGCTAAGTCTACAGGACTTCTATAAATAACATGTGTGTATCTATCTGCCTTACGTAAGTTAGAAGCATAATAAGAAACATAGAATTGGTCTATAGGAACAAATTCAGATACTGGTCTTTTTAAGTTAGCATCATAATAAACTTTTTTAAATGCTGAACCTATAAGTGGTAAATGAAATAACATTCTTTCAAACTCATCAAAGTATTCAGGCATCTGTTCTGTTACTTGATAGTTCATAAAGTTTTTAACTCTATTAGATTGTAGTTCTCTTTCAGGAGTTGACTTACCTAATATCTGTGTCTTAACAGGACCACTACTTGGAAACATTTCCTGTATAGCTTTTGATTGAAACTTAACTGCTGATTCTATTAACATAGGATGGACAGCAGTACATGCACCTTCAAAAGGTTCACTTGCATCTTCTATCTTTAATCCTAATAAATCAAATCCTCTTTCAAACATTGATTCCCATTCAGCTCTGGAATCTTTGTCTGCTGTATAATTGTTTATTGTATCTTCTGCAATTTGTGTTAACGACTCATCATCTAAGGTATCAGCAATGTTACCATACCATTGTTCTGTTTCACTTTCAGGATTCATCTCTATAGAGGTCTGAGTAAAGTCTACAGTAACTCCCCCATCTTCGTCTGGTTCTATAGTTGGTGAGTCTGTTATTTTTTCTAGTTGTTCTGGAAGTTCTATTACATTTGATATTGTTTCTTCTATCTTATCAAATGGATTTCTTTCTGTTGCCATTAATTATCCCCTGTTAATTCTTTTATTATAACACTAAGTTCTCCAGTATGCAACTCTTTTTTTTCTAGGCTCATCTTCCCACTCTGGGTCTTCAGGATGTTCAAGATGCCATGACTCTTTCATATAATGTATTGCCATTGTCATTGCATCAACTTGGTCATCATGAGCTGCATTTGGAAAACGTAACATTTCTTCTAATAAATCTTCTGACCATTTTTTATTATTTGGTATCCATACTTGACCTGATTCAATTAAAGGTGAAGCTGCATACACTCTAGCTATCTTATCTCTATCTGGTAAATATTCCATAACAGGTAAACCTGCTCTACGCATATCTTGTATTAATGATTGACCAGATGCTTTCTTTTCTATCATACAAACATCAGGTCTGTATTCATCAAATAATTGTTTTGATATACGTCTTAGTTCTGGATATTCAAATCTACCTTTTATGTTTCCTAATAATATTAAATTGTTTTTCCAAGATTCAATTCCTTTTTCATCTGTATCCATATAAGAAAAGATACCCCATGTTTGTATAACACTAAAGTCTGCTGTTGTTCTAGTAGAAAATGCAGTATCATATGTTTGTATTATAAAATCACAAGGTGGTGGTTCATCTTGGTCCCACCATTGTATCCATTTCTTTTTTATTATTCCTCCTTCATCAGGAGTTGGGTCTTGCATATATAATGCGTTCCAATATCGTGCACCATTTGAAGCTTTAATCTCTGCTTCATCTACCTCTAGTACTTCTTTAGGCTTCCATTCTGGAAAATAACTACCACCTACTGGTAAATCTAATAACTTAGCAGATTCTTCGTCTAACCATGCAGGTATTCTTACAACTTCCCAAGGTGCAATGCTGTGTTCATCTTGTTGTTTCAATAACCATCCACACAAATCATCATAATGATACCTTGTATTAATTATTAATATAGAACCATTAGGCATTATACGAGTTCTTAGACCTGCAGGGTACCATTCTTTAACATATCTACGACCTGCTTCAGAATAAGAGTCCTCTTCAGACATCACATCATCTAATATAGCTATGTGAGCTCCACGACCTGCAATTTGTGACCTAACACCTGCAGCATAATACATGCCACCTAGGTTTGTCTTCCATTTACCTGCAGCTCTAACGTCACTTCTTAGGGAAACACCTTTGAATATGTTTGTAAATCGTTCATCATTAACAATATCTCTAACACTTCTACCAAAATCACTAGATAATTGGTCACTATGGGAAACAGTAAGGACTTCATGTTCTGGATTACGACCTATATACCAGGCAGGAAACAATTTAGAACAAATAACACTCTTAGAAGAACGTGGTGGTAAGAAAACCATTAGTCTTTTTATCTCACCTGTTTCTAATTGTTGTAGTTTTTCTGATATTACTTCTATATGTCTTCCCATCTTAAAGTCTGAGACAATAGATGGAGCCATTTGTCTAACAAAAGTAATGAAATCTGTTTTAGATTGTTGTTGAACCTTCGTGCTTAATAAACTATTTAAATCAATGAAGGGTTTAAGAGTCTCTATAGTTTCTATAGTATCCAATATACTAATATCCTATTGTATGTGTTTATATTTCTTATAAGAAAACAATAAAAGAAAAACAAAAGTACTAAATGTTTTCTATATCTTTATATATTATA